TACCGGGAATTACTTTTTCTGAAGCTGCACATGAAACAACTTTAGGTATTAGATCATATTTGCCTGGAGATAAAATTGTATTTGATCCGCTTGTTATTAGATTTATTGTAGATGAAGATATGTTAAATTATCAAGAAATTTTCAATTGGATAATGCAATTAGCACCGGGCGCGGATACTGATGATTTTAGAGAATTAATAGGTTCAACAAAAACTACGACAGGGTTTGATAATCGTTCTGGTGATTATACTGAAATGTATTCAGATGCAACTTTAATTGTCAATACATCATCTAATAATGCTAATGTAGAGTTTATGTTTGAAGATTGTTTTCCTACTAGTTTAGGTTCAGTAGAATTTAAATCCGATGCAGCTGATACTGATTATGTAGTTGCAGACTTAACACTGAGGTATACTTTATTTAAAGTTAAAGTAAGTACCTGATTGACTTTTCAGTGAAAGGTTGATATAATATATATTATGAATAATAAAACTTTGTCCGAAATCCAAGAACTGTGGAAGAAAGATTGTCAAATTGATGACATAGAATTAGACGCGTCTTCCCTCAATGTACCCAATCTTCATGCTAAATATAGTGAGTTATTATCAAGTAAAAAACTCATTCAAATAAAATATGAACACACATTAAAAGATTTACAAAAAGATAAATGGCTTTGGTACACGGGTAAGTTAAGTCGCGAAGAAATAAAAGAAAAGAATTGGGACTACGACCCATTCAATGGCCTTACAATACTCAAATCAGATTATGATAAGTTTTTTGGTGCAGATAAAGATATACAAAAAGTATTAGAGAAATTAGAAATCTGTAGAGTTACTGTTAGTTATTTACAAGATATTGTCTCTCAGTTGACATGGAGACATCAAACAATAAAGAATATTATAGAATGGCGAAAATTCATGGCAGGCTCGTAGTCGCGAAGAAAGACGAAGTTTATCTTACAATTTCTACAGAAGACTCGATAAGAAAAGAACTTTCAGAATTCTTTAAGTTTAAAGTTCCGGGTGCCAGTTTTATTCCAGCTGTTCGAAAGAAATTTTGGGATGGGTACATTCGTTTATTCCATCTTCAAACAAATCAATTATATCTAGGTTTATATACATATCTCAAAGAGTTTTGTGAAGAACGTGATTATGAGATAGAAGGATATGAACTTGAAACTGATATTTTTACAATAGAACGATACCACGAAATTGTTAAAGATATACCATTAGAACTTAGATATTACCAGAAAGAAGCCGTAGCATATGCGGCCCACAATCAAAAGTGTATATTAGTATCACCGACTGCTTCAGGTAAGTCGTTGATGATATACAGTCTTATACGATATAATTTTCTAAAGAAGAACAAGAAAGCTTTAGTAATCGTACCCACAACTTCACTAGTAGAACAGATGACAAAAGATTTTCAAGATTATGGATTCAGAGGTGATATAGCTAAGATATATGGAGGAGACAAAGAGTCGGATGCTCCTATTGTTGTTACTACATGGCAATCAATGATGAGGATGCCCAAAGGATTCGGAAATCAATTTGGCATGGTTATAGGAGATGAAGCTCACTTGTTTAAAGCTAAATCTCTTACAAAAATCATGGAGTCACTAACAGAAGTTAAATACAAGATAGGCACAACAGGTACATTACAAGACACACAAATGCATAAACTGCAATTAGAAGGCTTGTTCGGCCCTGCTTATTTTGTTACTACTTCTAAAGAATTGATGGACGAAGGTACATTAGCTAATCTAGATATACAATGTTTAGTATTATCGTATTCTGATGAAGAACGAAAATTAGTTTGCAAAATGACATATCAAGAAGAAATGGATTGGATTGTCAGAAACGAAAAACGAAATAATTTTATAAAAAACTTAGTGAATGGCCTGGAAGGAAATTCATTAGTATTATTTCAGTATGTAGAAAAGCATGGTAGAGGTCTGTATAAAATATTATCAGAAGATACAACTAAAAGAAAAGTATTTTTTGTATTTGGAGGAACAGACGCATTAGATAGAGAAAAGGTCAGAGAGATTGTTGAAACGGAAAACAACGCCGTGATAGTAGCAAGCTTCGGAACATTTAGTACAGGAATTAATATTAAAAGATTACACAACATTGTATTCGCTTCACCAAGTAAGAGTAGAATACGAAATTTACAATCAATAGGTAGGGGATTAAGAATTGGAGATGGTAAAAAAAGTGTTGTATTGTATGATATATCTGATGATTTATCTTGGAAAAAAAATACAAATTATACACTCAACCACTTTTCAGAAAGAATAAATACATATAGTAAAGAGAATTTTAATTACGAGATTCATTCAGTAAGGATACCTAGATGCCATTCATAGACGATACTACAAAATACGAATTCGTTAAATTTAAAGACGGAAAAGAAGTATTTGCTATGGTAAGAGAAGTCACACCTTTAGAAACTTTAAAACATGAAAAATTAGAACTTCATTTTCCTATGAATATTCAATTGGCTCCTGCACCAACAGGTGGTATAGTTGTACACTTAGGTCCGTATATTCCATTTACACATGAAGACAGTATTACAATTGAATCTGCTTCTGTCCTTTTTAGAACAAGCATTAGTAAGAAATTTATCAGTTTTTATGATGAAGCGTGCACTGCTTGGCTTGATGCTAGAGATAATGATGAAATAGATATAAAATCAAGTAAACAAGCATTTGAAGAGCATAGAACAGAAATGGAAGGAATGATTAGAAGAAAATTCAAAGAAGGAGATATAGATTTTCGTGATGAATTAAATCAAATGATGGAGGATATTGATCAGGAACAGGAATCAATTCCTACAGATCAAGGTCAGGGTCCGGGTCCAGATGATACGATTCATTAGTATATATTCCCTCTCCCACATCACAATTAATTTTAACACAGGTTTTCAAATCTGTCAAGGAAATAAATGATTAATTTAACAAATAATGCAATAGAGAAGTTAAAAAGTTTTATTACTCCTGGCGAAGTAGTAAGATTAGCTGTAAAGGGTGGTGGTTGTGCTGGATTCGAATATAAATTTGGATTATCTCCCATCGAAGACTGTTTTGAAGATGATATTATAATAGAGAAAGATGGAATTAATTTACATGTTGATATATTTAGTCATATTTATTTAGAAAATGTAGAAATAGATTATGAAGATAAACCATTTGCTTCAGCATTTAAAATTAACAATCCAGATGTTAAACAGACTTGTGGTTGCGGAAGTAGCTTTGGTTGAGAAAACTTGACAAATGAATGATTTATAGTATAATAGATATATGACTAGAGAAAAAAGACAAACTAAAGCTTCAGTACATTATGTAAATAATAAAGAATTTACTGCAGCGATCATTGTTCATAATGAGGCATGTAAAGTAGCTGTCACGAATGATGAAGAGAAACCAAGAATTACAGAATACATTGGTGGATGTATTTACAAGATAGCTACTAGGCTTTCAACTAAACCAAATTTTATTAATTATACATATCGTGATGAAATGATATGTGATGGTATTGAAAACTGTTTACAATACATCAATAATTTTAATCCAGAGAAATCTCAAAATGCATTTGCATATGTGACTCAGATCATATATTTTGCCTTTTTGAGGAGGATACATAAAGAAAAGAAACAGGCCGCAATAAAACAACGAAGTATAGAACAAGCCGGTTATTTGTTTGATACATTCTCTACTATTGACGGCCAAGCCCCAGAACCCGGTATGACTAATCAGTATATTGATTTCTTGCAAGAGAACATGAATCCGATTAATTATACTCCCCGCGGTTCAAAGAAAAAAACTTAATTTAACAATTATAATATGGAGTATAATATGGATTTAGCATATTCGTTAAACACATTCTATTTTTTGATTTCCGGTCTACTTGTCATGTGGATGGCAGCTGGATTTACAATGTTAGAAGCAGGGTCGATTCGTAGCAAAAATGTTACTGAAATTTTAATCAAAAATGTAGCACTGTATAGTGTAGCATCAATCGGATTTTTAGTACTTGGGTATCAACTCATGTATGGGTGGACCCCACCAGAAGATCATGCGTTATGGTCGGATTTCTTCTTTCAAGTTGTGTTTGTAGCAACGGCAATGTCTGTTGTATCGGGTGCAGTAGCAGAAAGAAAGAAATTGTGGACATTTTTACTATTTGCTGTGATATTTACCACTGTTATATACCCAATACAAGGGTCTTGGTCATGGGGTGGTGGTTGGTTAAGTGAATTAGGCTTTGTCGATTTCGCTGGATCAGGTATTGTTCATTTAGCAGGAGCATCTGCAGCTCTAGCAGCTGTACTTTTGATAGGTCCAAGAATTGGAAAATATACTAAAGAAGGTAAACCAAAACCTATACATGGATCAAATGCGGCTCAAGTTACATTAGGTACACTTATCCTTTGGATGGGGTGGTTTGGTTTTAATGGTGGTTCTCAATTATCTATTATTGGTATTGAGAACGCCGATGCTGTTGCTAAGATATTTGTTAATACAAATACAGCAGCTGCTGCAGGATTAATTTCTGCAATGATATTATCTAAATTATGGTTGGGAAAAACTGCTCTCAATGCAGTTTGTAATGGAGCACTAGCTGGATTGGTAGTAATTACGGCTGATCCACTAACACCTTCTCCATATGTAGCTATAATATATGGTGCATTGGGTGGTTTGTTAGTACCAGTTTCTATGAGTTATTTAGAAAAATGGGGTATTGATGATCCCGTTGGTGCTATTAGTGTTCATGGTTCTGCAGGTATATTGGGTTTAATGTTAGTACCTATATTGAATACTGATGCAACTTTTCTTAATCAGGCTATTGGAACTTTAACAATTTTTACTTTTGTGTTTGTAACATCTTATATCATTTGGTTGTCGTTTAAAAATACTATAGGTATCAGAGTAGGTAAAGACGAAGAAGTGGGCGGTTCGGATATGTGGGAAACAGGAAGTAGAGCTTATCCTGAATTTATGAAAGGGTAAAAATGTTAGTAGCTTTAATTAATGATACTCATTGTGGTATCAGAAACAACAATCAGATGTTTGCTGATTATCAAGGACG